GGTCGGGCTGGGCGCACTTTTCCGCTAGGCATAGAAATTTCCCATGGAACTTTTTTTGAAATGAACAACTTAGCAAGGAGCAGATCAGGCATGGAGCTAACGGCGAATCTCACATCCTCTCAAGATCCTAGAGGAGGACCCCATGAACTACATCGAGCCAATCAAAACCGTCAACGGGGTCCCACTCACTTCGGCCCAGGCGAACACGTTGCGGATCGCCATTGAGGCCTTCGCATCGATGATGCGCGGAGGCCTCCTGGACGAGCGCCTCCAAGGGCAGCGCATCCGCTACCTCACCTGCATCGAGGAGCTGCGGACGCTCCTCTATTGACGGCAGCAAACACAGGAGGGCCACATGACATTCCTGACCTTCACACTCACTGCTGTGCTTGTGTGCATCATCGTCTACGTCGCGACCGAATTGTTGGCGTATCTTGCTGGCGACAAAATCCCGCCGTTGATTCCGCGACTGCTGTGGATCGCTGCGGCGGTCTACATCGTGCTGCTCTTGCTTCAGGCGGTGGGCCTCGGCGGTGACGTCAAGATGCCGAAGGTGGGCTGATGATGCGGCATGTGTATTTGGGCAAAGAAGCAGGCGAGGCGATCTGGGGGATGAAGTACATCCACGATGAGTTCGAGTATCAAATGGCAATTAAGCATGCCTGTATGTTCACCATCAAAGAGGATTTCGAGCCGATTCCTGAGATCCCGCGAGGGATCTTGGCAAAAGGTGACCACCCATGAAGCGTCGCGACAAATCAGGGACCACGCTGCTGGATGAGCAGAAGCGGCGCATCCGCGCTTTAGCCGTCAGGGAGGAGCTGCGGAACCAGGAGAAGGAAGGCAAGCTCGTGAGCCGCGCCGCGGTGGAAAAAGAGTGGTTCAAGATCGCGCGCCAAGTGCGCGACGCCTTGGAGAACATCCCGGCCAGGGTGGCGGGCTTGGTGGCGGTGGAGAAGAAGCAGGAGAAATGTTTTGCGATCCTCCAAAAAGAAGTGCGGCAAGCGCTGGAGGCATTGACGAAATGAAAGAGGACGACCGGATCACGACCATCGGGAACTATGTGCGCGATCACCCTGGCGAGAAGGTGGGCGTCGTGACCGATGATGAACCGGGGAAACCTGAGCGGTACATCACGAAACTGACCACACGCTTTCCGTTCGTGGAAGTCCTGGAAAGTCTCCGAGGTCCGACGGCGGGTGCGTGGACGATCACGGTGAAGAAAAAAGGCGTGCCGTTGAAGAAGGCAAACTGAGCGATGACCGACGAGGACCTGCGCACAGAGCGCTATCACGAGATGCACCGCTATCACGAGCGGGAGGATCTGCGCGGCTGCTTGAGCGGCGGGCCGCATCACCCGAATCAGTATTTCAACCGCGACAAAGGCTACTGGATCTGCCCGGACTGTGGCGACACGAGCCGCAAGCATTCACTCTACTTCATCGGGACCGTGATCGCGATGGTGCTCCTAGCGTTTGCGGTGTTGTTTGTGATGGCGTGGCTGGGGATCTTACGATGAGCGGCCACAAATTCTGCGACTGCTGCCGCGGCACCGGGGGCTGGGAGATCTGCTTCAGCAACGACCGCAAGCTGTGGCTGTGCCTCGCGTGCCACCTGCGCGAGAAGCCATGCTGCCGACAGCCGAAGGAGGCGCGATGAGTACCATGGAATATGACGAGAGGTGTCCTAATCCTGCGTGTGACTATCGCGTCGAGAACCGCGCCCTGCACTCGCAACTGGCGACGAGCATCAAGAAAGAAGATGAGATACGAACGCTCTGCGAGCCACACAGCAACCGGAGAGATTTGGTTGTGAAGATGGTGCATGAAGTGACAAAGCAACTCACCGCCGCCCAGCAGCGGGTGAAGGAGTTGGAGGCGTTAGTGGGGACAGTGCGCGATCTGCTCCAGATCAAGCCAGTTCGCAATGTAGCCGACATTTCACCAGAAGAACACTCGAAGGAAATTGTTGGGCAGTTACAGGCCAAGCTCGCGGCGGTGGAGGCTGAACGGGATGGACTCGCTCAAGGTATGGATCAGGCTATCGCTCAATGCAAAGCGCAGCAGCAGCGCATCACGGCGCTGGAAGAGCAGTTGCGAGCGATGACCAAAAACTTTGTGGAGGGCACATGAGCGCACCAATCGGGGGATTCCTCCAAACCCAGGGTACGCAGCCGATCCCGAAGTGGACGCTGGCCCAGATCGCCGCCGCGGTCCCAGCAAGTAGAGGGGTCTTCACCTTCCCGCTGCCCTATGGCACCAGGGCCTGGCGGGTGACCGATGCGACCGACGGCGTAGGCGACTATCTCTGGTACGCCGGGTACAGCTACTGGCGCAACATGAATTTTCATGTCAACGACACCGTCATCAAAATCTTCCTCGGCAGCAAAGACGCCACCGGCCCGATGTTGTTTCATCTCAACAAAACGACTGAAGCCATCACCAAAATCGGCCCGATCTTTCCGGTGGGATCCATCTGGCGCAACTGGCCTGGCGAAGGGTGGTACTGGAATCATCAAAACCGCGACTGGCTGTACATCTCTGATCAGACGCATTGGTACCGCTACAACGTGACGAACGGCACCCAGCAGCTGATGATCGACGCCGTGGGGATGTGGGGCGCGGACCGGGAAGTGGTCCAGATGCACTCGGCAACCGACGACAACCAGCACGTGTTCACCGTCCGCGTCGGCAGCACGAACGCCGTCTTGGGCGCTGGCTATTATCAGGAGTCGCCCAGCAAGATTTATTTCTACAACGTCCCCACGATGAACGAGTGCATGATTGACCAGAGCGGAAGATGGACCCTCATCATGGAGAACAACGGGGGCATCCGCTTCTACGACAACTTCACCGGCACCCTGGCGTATCAGCAGGGCGGGAGTGCGCTCGGGAGCCTTGGCCATGCGGATGCCGGCTGGGGCTATTTTGTGGGCTACAGCAGTCCCACGTCACAGAGCCTGAATGCGCAGGCGATCGTCGTGTGGACGATGAACCCGTCGCTGTTGGGCCCGACTGTGCACGTGAGCTATTCACCTGCCTCCTGCCCGCGCTGCTATGCGGCTTTGAATCATCTGTCGATGCCGCGCAGCAACTTCACCGATCCGGCCAACGAGATCGTCATGGGCTCCAACGTGGACACGAACCCAGAGCAGAACGAGATCATGGCGGTGCGCATGAACGGCAGCGGAGGCGGGCAGCAGCTCCTCGTCGCGCCGGTGATGAGCGACCTGAACGCCCCAGGCGGCGGGAGCAGTTATGCGAAATATCCCAAAGGCAACTGCGATTTGACGGGCGAGTATTTCCTCTGGACGACCAACCTGGGCGGCACCCGCTTGGATGCCTTCATCGTCCAGGTGCCGCAAGCGCTGCTGTTGAATCCGCCCGCGATCGCACCGCCCACAAATGTCACCATCACGATGGGAGGCTAGCGATGCAGCTGAGCGGCAAGGCCACCCTCTATCACGGCGAATGGATGCTGGTCAAGTGGAGTGAGAAGGCGGGGACCAGGATGGACATCGAGAAGCGGTGTCGGAAGTGCCGGACGCCGCCTGTCCCAGGAAGGATGGCGTGGATGAATCTCAAACTTGGCTGGATCTATTGCCAGGCGTGCTTTCAGCCATGAGCAACTGGGAGGAGTTTGTCGCCGCCCGGAATCAGCTGATGCCTGGCTACCCGCTCACCTACCCGGCGCTGGGTTGGGCAACCGATGGGGATCTGATGGCGCACCTCGCCCAGTTTGGCGAAGCCGACGCCCACAACGCGCACCGCCGCTATCAGCTCACCCAGCTCCTGAAGTTGGCCCAGCTCGCGAGCGGCGACACCGCCGAGTGCGGCGTCTACAGAGGCTGCTCGACGGCGCTGATCCTCCGCTCGCACCTCCGACTCCATCACGCGTTTGATTCGTTTCAAGGCCTCAGCGCACCAACGATTTTGGATGGCGACTATTGGACGGCCGGTGATCTAAAGGCCAGCCTGGAAGAAGTCCAGAGGTTGGTGGGTGAGCAGGACCGCGTTAGGTATTATCCCGGCTGGATCCCCGACCGCTTCGAGGAGGTGCGTAACGTGAAGTTCGCCTTCGTCCACATCGACGTGGACCTCTATCTGCCGACGCTCGCGAGTCTGCAATTCTTCTATCCCCGGCTGACGCGCGGGGCCGTGCTGCTCTGCGACGACTACGGCTCCACATGGTGCCCCGGCGCGACCCAAGCCTGTGACGAGTATTTTGCCGACAAGGTGGAACCGTGGGTGGGCCTTGCCGCCTCGGGCGGCTTCATGGTGGCGCGATGACTGCTGACGGCACTGAACCGTTCATCTGCCTGTTGATGGTGTGCTGGGCCACGGAAACGAAGTTTGTCATTTGGGTCATCTGTATGGGCGCGGGTCTGGCGATTATGTTTTGGCCGTGGTGGACGCGATGAAAGAGGAGTGGGTGATCAACTGGGTGCTGATCGCGTATGCCCTCTTTGTGCTGCTCGCGATTGGCGGTGCGGAGTGGCTGATGCTCCAATGATCAAGATCGTCAGCGACGGCAGCGTCAGCAACACCCGCTTCTATGACGAGCGCGGGAACGAATTGACGGTACTGCGCGATGCCTGCATGAGCGTGCGCTGGGAGCACACAGCTGGTGAGCTGCCAAGGGCTGTGATCGAAGTGTGGGCTGACATCAAATTGGTGTTGCCCAAAGGCGTGGAGATCCGCAGGCACCCGTTGGATGTGTTGGCGGCCAGGGACTACAAATGAATTTTACCGACACCAGCTCACTCGTCACCGCCTTCTACGCCGGGCTGCGGCCTGATCCTTTGCAGACCATCAACGAGTGGGCCGACGAGAACATGATCCTGCCCAGCTGGAGCGCCGAGCCGGGGAAGTGGCGGACCAGCAGGACGCCCTATCTCGCGGAGATCATGGAGTGCCTGTCGCCAAGCTCGCCAGTCAGACGCGTCGTGTTCATGAAATGTGCGCAAATTGGAGGGACAGAATGCGGCAAGAATTGGATTGGCTACACAGTTCACCGTGCCCCGGCTTCCATGCTGATAGTGGAACCTACCGTGGATGTGGCCAAGAAATTGTCGAAGCAGAAAATCCAACCTATGTTCGACTCGGTGACGGTGCTGAGAGGCGCCGTCAAGGAAGCCCGTTCGCGGGATTCTGGGAACACGATTTTGGCCAAAGAATATACGGGTGGGATGATCGTGCTGACGGGCGCCAACTCTGGCGTTGGCTTGAGGTTCATGTCGGCGCAAAACCTCTTTTTGGATGAGGTCGACGCCTATCCCTATTCTGTGGATGAAGAAGGCCCGCCGGTCAGCATCGCCGAGAAGCGCACGCTCACCTATGCGCGCCACAAGATTTATCTCTGCTCAACGCCGCTGTTGAAAGAGACGTCGGTGATTGAGCCTGAATATGAGGCGAGTGATCAGCGCCGCTACTTCGTCCCCTGCCCCTACTGCAAGCACATGCAGCAGCTCCGCTGGTCGGGGCTGACGTGGCCCGAAGGCCGACCGGATCTGGCGAAGTATCAGTGCAGCCGCTGCCTCAAGCTGATCCCCGAGCACCACAAAACCCTGATGCTGGCGAGAGGCCGATGGATCGCGCAGCAGCCTGGGCGCGCGACCGCAGGCTTTCATCTCAACGCCCTCTACGCCCCCTACGGTTGGGTGAACAGCTGGGCACACCTCGCCGAAGAGTGGACGACGATCATCCGGAAGCGGGACCGAGATCAGCAGCAGACCTTCACGAACACCAACCTGGCGGAAACATTCTACGAGGAGACGCAAAAAGTGGAACACTCGTTGCTGTACGCACGGCGCGAGGAGTACGCCGCGCCGGTGCCAGAAGGCGTGCTGGTGCTGACGGCGGCGGCAGACATTCAAGACAACAGGATTGAAGTCGAGTGCGTCGGCTGGGGGCTTGACTGGGAATCGTGGTCGATCGATCATCAGATCTTTTACGGCTCGCCTGGCCAGGGCGACGTGTGGAAGTTGTTGGATCAATGGCTGCAGACCGGCTGGCGCCACGAGAACGGGACGACGTTCCGGATCATTCAAGCGGCGATCGACACCGGCGGCCACTACACGAAGGAGGCCTACGCCTTTGTGAAGCCGCGCCAGGTGCGCAGGGTGGTCGCCATCAAAGGCAGCAACATCAGAGGGCTGCCGCTCGTCGGCCGACCCTCGACGAACAACCTCGGCAAGGTGCTGCTCTTCACCATCGGGACGGAGACCGCGAAGGACACGCTGTTCTCGCGCTTCGCCCTCGTCGAGCCCGGTCCCGGCTACTGCCATTGGCCGAACCGAGAGGAGTACAGCGAGGCCTACTTCAAGCAGCTGGGGAACGAGGAGCGCGTCATGCGGAAGGGCAAACCATGCTACATCACCAAGGGGCCGAACGAGGCCCTCGATCTGAAAGTCTACAACCTGGCGGCGCTGGAGATCCTGAACCCAAATCTGTTGGCGCTGGCGGAGGCGATGCAGTCGAAGAGCACCACGCCGCCTCCGACGCCGACGCCGCAAGGCGAAGTGGATCCCCTGCCGCCGCACCTCAAGCGCAGGCAGCAGGGTTGGCCCCCGAGAGGGCCAGGGTGGGTTGGCGGATGGCGGCCGTGAAGTGCCTCGTCTGCGAGAGGGACGCGCTGATGTGTTCGAACTATTGTGAGCAGCATGCCTGGGAGGATGTGCGGATGGTCGAATACGACCCGCTGACGATCCGCTCGGTCTGGCAGGTCTGCGGCGCGATCCTGATCATCGCGGCGTCTGGTTCGCTGCTGCTGGCGCCGCTGGCGCTGGTGCTCTACCTGATCAGTTGGTGGGGCTGTCGTTGACGACGATCGTGCTGCTCTACATTGCCTTTGTGGTGACGTTGATCTATTGGAGGTTGGAGGAGTGATCCCCATTCTGTGGAACCATGACACGAGAAGTATCATCGGCGCAGCCGAATGGCGCAACGGGTGTCTGCGGATCAAAATACACGATGTCCAGAAGTTCACCAAAGAGATGTTGTTTGAGACGTTTGGCAATTGCGGGTTGCGCGTGCTCCAGTACCGGCAGTCCGGTGAGGTTCAGTACATCGAGGAGTTTGAAATCTATGAATGGAGTTTGTAGGTGAGCGACGCTGGCGTGCTCGCAGGCTTGATGGTCCTCCTCGTCATGGGCACGATGGCGTCGAACGGCTGGGACGTCGTCGAGATGCGCAACCGCGAAGTGTGGTGGTGGACCTGTCTCATGGGTCTCACCGCGCTGCTGATGCCGAACCCCTACGCTGGATTGCTGATGGCGGTCAACGTCGTCGGCCTCTTTCAAGTCGGCCGCCTCTGGTACGTGCTGCGCAGCGCCTTGATCCCGATGGCCGGGGTTGGCGCGAGCTATGCCTTGATCAGCCCAAAGATGGCGCTGTGGATGATTCCATACTTACTGTGGACTGGCGCCGCGGTCGGCTGCGCGCTGGGCGTCTGGGCGGCGATTGGCATGTACGTCGTGTCGCGCCGCCCGTATCGCTTCGTCGTGCCGCAGTCGTGGTTTGGGATGTGGGGCGTCTATGAGGATCTGAAGCACGACCCCTACCTGTGCGGGCAGAGCAACAGGACCCACACGCTCGCGTTCTCGGCGCTGGCGCAAGCCTGCTGCATCGGACTGATGTGGCTCGGGCAGTGGTGGGCGATCTTCGCCTGGGTGCTCTGCTACCTGCCCCACCATGCGAACACGCTGTTGGAGAAGTGGCACCACCCGAACATCGGCCACGTCGGGTGGCTGGCGGTGGTGTTCGGCCTGCTCCTCCTCCTCGCAGATCCCACGGTGGCTGCGATTAGTGCGGCTGCTGGGCTGTTGCTGGTGGGCAAGCTGACGTGGGATGCCCGCGGCGCCTGGCAGACGCACACCGTCAAGGAGTTGAAGGACCAATATCAGTGGAACGACAAGCCGTGGTGGCAGGTCATTAAAGGCAACCCAGGCGAGCCGTGGTTTGACAGCGGGCGCTTGGCCTACTGGCGCGATGTGATCAAAATGGTGTGGTGGCCGCGCGGCCCGAAGGCGTGGCTCTTCGGCTTCGGGACCTGCACCTGGTTTGCGAAGACGGTCAGGATGGGGGATGCGCTCCACCCGCATGTGTTCACGTCGGCGCACAACGAATACTTCCACCAGCTGATCGAGCACGGGCTCATCGGCCTCGGCGTGCTGCTCCTCTACATTGGTGACGCCCTGTGGCGCAACTTCCATGGGATGCCGCCGCAGCAGGCGGTATTCCTCGTGGGGCTGACGTGGGCCGGGATCGCCGCGGTCCACTTCCCGGCCACCTTCATGCACGAATATCACCCGCCGAATGAGCAGAAGGAGCATTGGTTCGGCAGCCCGTCGATGAACGTCTGGACATTTATAATAGCGCTGATGGCGGAGGCGAGATGAGGAGAAGAAAAAGAAACTTCTTTCCCCCCATCCCCCGTGGGGGTGATTCCGATTTTATCGGTGGGATCGCATTTTGTCTAGGGCAGTTTGGGGTAGTTCAAGGTAGTTTGTTCCATCAATAATGTTGGAGGTGCCCCATGGGATATGCGAAGCAATATTATCGACTGGATGAAGTCGCAGAGTTGCTATCTGTGAGTGTGCGCACGCTCCAAATCTGGGCGCGCAACGGTAAGGTGGAGTCAATCAAAACGATCGGAGGACACTACCGCATTTCAGGGCAAGCACTCAGGCGTTTTGGAGCAACAGCCAACGCCTGACCGTCATTTTGTGCGCAGAACCTACCTAAACAGACTCAAACCGACCTACCCACTTGTCCCCAAATTCGGTATGACAGTGGCTCAACATGGCGCCGCAAGTGCCACAGTACGAGCCTGCTCAGATCACCGCTGGGGACACAATCCAGTGGACGCGCGAATTTCCCGACTACAAATCTGCTGACGGCTGGGCCCTCTCGTACGCCTTCCGGGGCGAGAAGGGCGACGGCAAACTTGATCTGACTTCGCAGCCGGATCAGATGGGCTATCTCACGACCATCACCGGCGCGCAATCTGGTGCGATGCGCCCAGGCGTCTGGAAGTGGGAGGCCTACATCACGCTGGGCAGCCAGCGCACGACTGTTGGCAGAGGCTCCACGACCGTCACGCCGAATCTCGCTGTCATCGATTCCTCCCAGGACCTGCGCACCACCGCCAAAAAGAATTACGACAACGCGATGGAGGCCTTGGCCAACTTCCGCCTTGGCAAGACTGTCTCGTTGAACGGCCGCGTCTACACGCAGCATGACGTCGACGACTTGATCACCTATGTCGATTACTGCACGAATCAATGGAAGTTGGAGGAGGCCGGTCAGACGACCGGCCCCGATCACCCCGCTGGTGATCCGCGCAAGATTTACGTCAGACTGATGCCGCACATCTAGGAGGGGCATGCGCTTTATTCCGGCGCGCAAATGGTTGGCTAAATTATGGCCGAAGGCCTCACCGCCCACGAAGCCAAAGAAGAAAGCCAAGCCGCCGCCGGTCCCGCGGCCCTATCCGCCTGCGGCGATGCGGATGTACGCTGCCGCTAGGACCTCACGCCTCAACGCCACCTGGGGGCAGAGCACCACCTCGGAAGATCACGAGCTGGCAACCAGCCTGGTGAAGATCCGCAACCGCTCCCGCGAATCCTGCCGCGATTCTGCCTACGCGAAGCGCGCCAAAACCATTGTCCAGAGCAACGTCGTCGGCCCTGGGATCGGCATGCAGGCCCGGATTCAAACCACCCGCTACACCTTGAAGAGCACCCTCAACGATGCCATCGAAGCGGCCTGGCTCCGCTGGTGCGATGCGACCCAGTGCCACATCGGCGGGGCACTCCACTTCTGCGAGTTTGAGCGCCAGTGCATGGGGCAGGTCTTTGAGGCGGGCGAAATCTTCATCCGCAAACACTACAAGACGATGGACGGCTCCCGCGTGCCGCTCTGCCTGGAGCTGATCGAGAGCGAGCGCATCGCCGACGACTTCCAAGGCATCCCTGCGATTGGCCAGGACAACAGCCGCCTCGGCATCGAGATTGACGACTACTTCCGCCCGACCGCTTACTGGATCCGCACGATGCACCCCACGGAGATTCGCTTCACGCACCAGCGTGAAATGGCGGTGGAGCGCGTCCCTGCCAGCGACATCTTTCATCTGCGCATCATCGACCGCTGGCCGCAGACGCGTGGCGTGCCGTGGCTCCATGCGACGATGCGCCGCCTCAACGATATGGACGGCTTGGGCGAGTCGGAGATCCTCGCTGCGCGGGCGGCTGCCTGCTACATGGGATTTATTGAAATGCCAAACTCCGACATCCCCTACGGCGAGAAGCAGCCGCAGACGGGGATGATGATGGAGGAGCTGTCGCCGGCGGTGATTCAGCGCTTGAATGCCGGGGAGAAATTCACCTTCGCGGCACCGAACCGCCCGAACGCCCAGCTGGATGCCTTCATGCGCTTGATGCTTAGGGAGGTGGCGGCTGGCGTCGGGGCCTCCTACGAATCCCTCTCGCGCGATTATTCCCAAAGCAACTACAGCAGCAGCCGCCTGGCCTTGCTCGATGACCGTGATCTGTGGCGCATGCTCCAGCGGTGGTTCATCAGATCCTTCCGCGAACCGCTCCATCGGGAGTGGCTCAGCTTTGCCGTGATGAGCGGCGCCATCCCCGGCATCACCGTCGAGGAGTATGCCCTGGATCCTGAGCGCTTTGAGGCGGTGCGATTCAAACCGCGCGGCTGGAACTGGGTGGACCCCACCAAAGAAGTGGCGGCCTACAAAGACGCGATCCGGTGTGGCTTCACGACCGTCAGTCGCGTCATCGAGCAGACCGGCAACGGCGACGATCTTGAGGACATCCTCACCGAGCGTGAAGAAGAACTGGCCTGGATGCACGAGAAGGGCTTGGTGTTCGACACCGATCCCCAGCTGACCCCGTCTGGCAATCCGCAAACATTAGGGGCCACCGAGAATGCCCCAACAGAGGAGGAGCCGGCCAATGGCAACGAAGAAGAAGGCGACGAAGAAGGCGAAGAAGAAGAAGCTGATGCAGCCGTAGCCTACGCGATGGTGAACAGCAACGGCCATCACCACCGCACGTATCGCTATCGTTAAATGGAGGGCCGCGGTATGCCGCAAGAAACCATCAAATGCAAAGAACATTATCGACGCTTCGTGACGATCCCTGAGATGACCCTTGAGCGCGTCGACAGCAAGCCCAGGACGCTGACCTTCTCAGCTAGTTCAGAGGCGCCGTATGAGCGCTGGTTCGGCACTGAAGTCTTGTCGCACGATGTGAAGGCGGTCAGACTGGAGCGTGCGAAATCTGGCGCCATGCCGCTGCTCTTCAACCACAACATGAACGATCCCATCGGGATGATCCAAAAAGCCTGGCTGGAAGATTCGCGCATGATGGTCAAGGCGCAGCTGTTCGATTCGCCGCGGGCCGACGAGATCGTGAAGATGATCGAAGGCGGGCTGCGCAACGTCAGCATCGCCTACCGCATCAACGTGATCGAAGAGCACAAGAAGGATGAGGTGTTTCGCGTCACCGATTGGGAGCCGTTTGAAACGTCCGTCGTGACGGTCCCTGCAGACCCGTCTGTCGGGATTGGTCGCGAATATGAAGTGCGCATGATTCGTGAGGCAGTGATTGATGACAGTCCGCCACCTGCGGCTGAACAACATACGAAGGAGGAAACCATGCCAGAAGAAACCAAACCCGCTGCTGGGGCCGTGGTGGTGGAGTCAAACGGCAACGGCAGACCGCTCAACGTGACCGAGATGGAAGCCAGGCGTGTGAAGTGCATCGAGAACCTGTGCCGCACCCACAAGCTGGATGAAAAATTCCAGGCGATGTTCATCGGCCAAGGGCTGTCGGTGGAAGATGTCACTGAGGAGATCCTCAAGGTGGTGGAGGAGCGCGGCAAGACGAACCCGCAGTCCATCTCCAAGCTGGGCCTCAACAAAAAGGAAACCGATCGGTTCAGCTGGATGCGCGCGATCGCAGCCTGCGCGCAGCAGAACTGGACGCAAGCGCCGTATGAATTGGAGTGCTCGCGCGAAGTGCAGAAGCGCCTCAACAAGCCGCCAGACCCACAGCGCTTCTTCATTCCGTATGAAGTATTGGAGCGCGAGACGGCTGAGACAGACCGCGGACGCAGAGCCCGACGCGATCTGACGGTGGCAGCGCCCACCGGCGGCGGCTATCTCGTCGAGACCACGAATCAAGGGTTCATCGACATGCTGCGCAACCGCGCAGTGGCCTTCGCGATGGGGGCCAGGCGCCTGGGCGGCATGGTCGGCAACGTCGCGATCCCGAGGCAGAGCGCCGCCGCGACGGCGTACTGGCTGGCGACGGAAGCCACTGCGGCGACTGAGAGCCAACAGACCTTTGAGCAAGTGCTCTTGCAGCCCAACACCGTGGCGGCCTACACGGAGATCAGCCGCCAGCTGATGCTCCAGAGCAATCCGGGGGCCGAGGAGATCGTCACCAACGATCTGGCCACCGTGACCGCGCTGGCACTTGACAAGGCGGTGATTCACGGGGCAGGCGGCGCGGAGCCGCAGGGCATCATCGGCACAGCGGGCATCGGCTCAGTCGCCGGCGGCACCTTGGATTATGCGAAGGTGCTGGAATTCCAAACCGACGTGGCGGCCACCAACATGCCGCGGCCTGATGCCGGCGGCTACGCCACCACGCCAGCGTTGGCAGCTAAGGCATTGGCGACGGCGCGCTTCACATCCACAGACACGCCATTGTGGACCGGCAACGTGTGGACTGGCGCGATGGTCGGCTTTCCCGCCATCGTGTCGAATCAAGTCAACACCGGCTACATGCTCTTCGGCGATTGGGCACAAGTCATCGTCGCGGAGTGGGGCGTGCTGGAAGTCGAGGTGAATCCGTACGCCAACTTCCAGGCGGGGATCATCGGCATCCGCGCGATGTACAGCTGCGATGTGGCGCTTCGGCTGCCGCAGGCCTTCTCGGTTGGCAGCGGCTTGAGCTGACGTCATGTTGACGATGAAGAACACTGGATTGGTCCAGGGTGTTCCGCTTGAGGAGGACCCCACGATGGTGCGCATCAAAGCATTGCGCGGCTTCTTTGATCAGCAGGGCCAGGCCCGGAATGCTGGCGAGGAGCTGACCGTCAAGAAGGGGTTTGCCAAATTCCTGGTCGAGACGAACAAGGCTGTCCTCCTGCCAGGCGTTGAGGTGGTGTCGGTCGAATCGATGCCGACACCGCCTCCGCAACAGGTCGAAGCGCAGCCAGCCCAGCCGCAGGAGCTGTCGGCGGCAGCAGCAGAGGCGGAGGAGCAGCCGGACAGACCCAGGCGCAGGCGCACCTAGTGGGGAGCTATGTCCCAGGCACTCGAAATCCTCAAGGCCCTCGGCGGCGAGCCCGTGCGGTATACGCCGAAGCTGGGTGCCGCCAAAACCATCACGGCCCTGGTCGATCCCATGCGCCGTGTGGACAACCTGGGCAACCAAACTTTTCTCACCAAAACCTACGAAGTGTGGATCAGCAAGTCGCCTGACGAAGGGATGCCAGTCGTGACGGTCAATGTGGACACGATTGCCCTTCGCTTAAATGGTGAGTGCGATCCTGTGGAGACGGCGTTGAAGATCACGAAGATTTATCCTGAGCGCGACCATGGCGTGCCGGGTGACGGCATCGGCATGTGGCACTTAGAGGCGGTGGCCTGATGGGATTGCAACCGGTGGTCAGCTGGGCGTTCAGCCCTGACAGTGATGTGGCGGGCTATCGGATTTACTACCGCACCGGAGCCCAAGCGTATGACGTCACCAGGATGATCGACATTCCAGTGCCCTGCAGAAATTGGTACCGGCTGACCTCGCAGGTGGTGCCGTGGGTGACGAATTTCGTGAGGATGACGGCCTACGACACGTCCAACAATGAAAGTGCGCAAAGCAATGAATCCAGCCTGCTGGTCCAAGGAGGCTTGTTGCTCAAATGAAACCGCTGCCGGTCTTGACCCCCATCACTCGATTCTGGATTGGCGTGGCCGTGCTGGTGCTGATCCTTGCGGCGCTGTTCGTGTACCGCTCGGCCTCCGGGGCGCTCTCCGCCACGGTGAGTTGGAACCCCAACCCCGCGCCGGATCTGGCGGGCTACAAAGTGTACCGGAGCCTCACGAGTTGCGCGGCCTTCGCCAACACCGGGGCGCTGAAGACGGTGGGCAAAACGGTGACCAGTTACACCGATGCCACGATCCCCGATGGCACCGCCAAGGTGGCCTATAAGATCAGCGCGTTTGACACCTCTGGCAATGAATCCGCCGGTTCGAACTGTGTCGAAAAAACTTTCCTGACCACGATTCCGCCCACGGATGACCACACGGAAATTATTGCCGAGATCAATGCGCTGAAAGCCCGCGTGGACCTCCTCGAAGCCAGCGTGTCCTTGCTGGTGCAGCAACGGGACAGAATGAAAAAAGGCTTGTGCGCCCTGGTCGGGAAACCGGCGCAGCAGGCGGATGTGATGACTGAAAAAGATGCGCTAGGAGGATGTTGAGATGCCCAAATCATTTCCAACGGCTGAAGGGTATGGAGCCAACAGCGTCGGTGGGCGCGGAGGCGCGGTCTACGAGGTCACCAAACTCACGGATGATGGCAGCGTCGGGACGTTTCGCTATGGGGTCGAGCGGCCCGGCCCTCGCAACATCGTGTTTCGCGTGGACGGGACGATCCCGCTGACCAACAACATCACCATCAAGGAGCCCTACATCACCATTGCGGGGCAGACGGCCCCAGGCATGGGCATCCAACTCAAGAACTACAACCTGCGCATCAGCACCCACGATGTGATCATCCGGTTCATCCGTATCCGCCCTGGCGTCGACGCGATCAGCCCGTCGACTGGCCGGGACACCAATGCCTTGCTGACCTATGGGCCATACTATGTCTGCACCGGCAATGTGTCCGCGGGGTCGCGCATCGTCTCCTCTATCGCCCAAGGCACCGGCAATTTCCGCGTCGGGATGCAGTTCCACTACAGCCCGTTTTTCCCGTTAGGGACCACCATCACGTCCGTTGACTCCAGCTCCCAGATCACGGTCAACAATCCATCGAGCGGGACCGGTTCGCAAATCTCCTCCATGCGAGTGTTTGATGTGGCCTACAACATCATGCTCGATCACTGCGATGCGCAATGGTCCTCTGATCAGAACATGGATGTAGGCGAGAACGCCTGGAATGTGACCCAGCAATGGTGCATTGCCGCGGAGGGGCTGAACATCGGCCACAGCATCGCCACCGACAGCAACGGCAATATCCAAAAGGCCCCATGGCTCTCGCACAGCTGCGGCGGGATCGCAGGCCATGAACCCTATTACGGCACGATGAAAACCGTGACCTGCCATCATTGTGTGTGGACCCAGAGCGGGTCACGGCAACCATTGGCCACGCCCTGGTCTTACGGGGGCAGCACCGGCGTGCCCGATGCGACTGGCCCCATGATGCGCTACGACTTCCGCAACAATATCATTCACAACTGGTCGAGCGATGGCGGCCCCAGCGTGTTCACCGTCCCGTTCTATACGCAATTCGAGCGGGATCGCTATAAGGCGGCTCTCGGCTGGCCGAACACGGCAGGGTTCGAGGTCAACATTGTCGGCTGCTACTGGAGCGAGCGGTTTGATCGTTTCAACAACTCCGATGGTTGTGGCTGGGTCTCAGAATGCGTGAAGCTGTATATGGCCGACAATACCTATCGAGCGGCGGATCCGCTGCCGATCCTTGGCCCCATGGACGGGTTCGGGGTGCCGAGCGGGCGGGGGTTCATCAACCGCGCTGACAACGGGGCCAGCGGCAGCACCCTCTGGGCGAAGTGGCCCAATTATGACGCCACGCCCTTCAGAGCCTTGACCCCCTACAGCATTCCCGCCTATGCCGCCGTCACGACCACTCCTGGGTCGCAAGTCCTCGCCACGGTGCTGGCCACCGTCGGTCCTTCGCGGGTGTTTCGCAACGGCGCCTTTGTGAGCATCCGCGATGCCGTGGACACGCGCCTGGTGACCGAGATCCAGAACCGTGCGGGGAGCGTCGGCGGCAGCGCCTCCTACAGCGGCACCCCGCCCAATGGGACATTCATCGGGCCGGTGTATCCAACATTGACGGCAGGGGTGGCGCCAACCGATACGGACCATGATGGCATCCCCGATGCTTGGGCGACCGCTCACGGCCTCAGTCCCACCGGCAACCCCGGACCGCAGCTAGCGGCTGACGGTTCAGGTTATACGAACCTGGAGCAGTACATCAACGAACTGGCAGGAGACGGCGCGGCTCCACCGAGTGGCGGGGGTGACGTAACGCCTCCGGCGCCGCCGACAGGAGTGACCATCTCATGAGCCGCAGACCCGGCCATCAGGGGCGCTATGTCGGACCGATAGGCGATCTGCATGTGCAATCGTATATGGGATTGAAACAAGGCGAGCGGATCCCGCTGCACAAGCACGATGTCCATCATGTGTCGTACCTTGGCGCCGGGGCGATGCGCCTGACGGTGGCAGGGAAGGCGCTGGAGATTGAGGCGCCCAATTTTATTCTGGTCGACAAAGACCATGAGCATGAACTGGAAGCCCTGGAGGACGGGACCGATTGGCTGTGTCTCTTTCCATTCGATGGCACCTCCTCCGGTGACACGATGCGCAGCAGCCTGGGGGCGAACGTGATTGATCCACTGAGGGAGACTTAGATGCCTGCCGCCACCTATGTGTTCAATGAGCGCAATGACTTACCGGTCAATGCGAACAACACCAGCTTCACCGATGTG